AGTTACAAATATTGATTCCCGCACACTAGAAGCTGGTGATAATAAATATCGTCAAGAAGTCTTGTTAAGTGGTGAAAATGTCTTAGAAGGAGAAGTTCTTGGCTACGTTTCCGCTTCACAAAAATTATCACTCGATAAAGAATCTTTTTGCTTAATGTTATCTATCATTTTAGCCGATAAGGCATCCTTTGCAAGCATCACACGTCCAGCTCCGAAGTTTTCTCTTAAAAATTCAGTGTCAACCTTCCTACCTTGAGCAATCATAATTTCAATCTCATGGTAAACATCGTTGATTCCGTCTTGGATAATCTGTCTGCCTTCCTCTGTAGAAAGGTCTGGACGCTTGTCTTTTGATTCGTCGTTGGTGAAGGTGTGAACGTCAATGCCCATACTTTTAAGGAAATTGTTAAAGTCCATATACTCAGCAGCTACGCCAATACTACCTAGTGTAGAAAGGTTGTCTCTGGCAATGATTTCATCAGCCATAGCTGCCAACATATAAGCAGCCGAAGCTGCCAAATCACCAACAAAAGCTGTTACCGGCTTTGTGGCGGCTTGAATGGCCATAGCGGCTGGCATCCATCCAGATACATAACCACCAGGGCTATTTACATCCAAAATGATACGCTCTACAGAAGAATCTGCTTCCGCAGCTGCGATACCATCAATAATACTTGTGTAAGATGTTCCATCGATCCACCACGGCAAACCATCTCCCAACAAAGACTTAACACCGATGATTCCGTTGCCATTTTCAACTCTTAAATTTAACGCCTTATTAACCTGTGACACATCATCAAAAATCTGTACTTCAGACATGGTAGCTAAGAATGCTTTATCACCCTTACAAAATGCTGGTACAAAATCACTTGCAAATTTTTTCTCTAAAAAAAACATTTCATAAGCTCCTAGTTATCCTCTTCGTCCTCGTCTGGGTTTTGTTGTTCATCTTCTTCTTCATCGTCTGGTTCTTCTTCAACCGTTTGCACCGGCTTTTCAGAAACTATTGATTTACTGGTATTTATTGTACCTAATAATGGTTCCCTAGCCCCTGCTAACATTTCGTTTTCAGGCTTGAGCCTTTCGACCGTTGATCTGTAAGCTGCGCCCGTTAATTCTCTGGCCGCTTGTTCCCTAGTCTCAATACCCATGTCCAAATAAAGTTCGTGGGCTTTTGCTTCCTTAAGAATGTCTACATTCTGTTTAACGAAACCGGACCATCTGGCTTTTTGCCAACCGTTGCGAACGAACATGGAGTCGTTAAGAATTGCTGAAATGTAACCCTTAGCTTTAACAGTTCCTTGTAGGACCATACCCGCCAACCACTGGGAATAAACAGGTTGCGCGAATTGCTTAGCGAAGTATTTTCTAGCCTTACGAACATAAGATTTGAATTCAATTTCAGCCTGTCTACTTGCGCTGTAGTTGTTGCCAAATTTGAGTTGTAAAATCTCTGGTGGAATTTCCAAAGCGGCGGCGATGTCTTCGAGAATGCTATTCTTAAAATCTTTATAGTTGACGTTGGGACGCTTGGTGTCAAAACTTTGTGGGACTTCGCCAAATGCTACTTCATGAATTATTTGACCGGCTACAACTCTTGTAGTTGGAATATTATCATTTGCAGACACGTCATCAGAATTTTTAACAGTAACGCCATCTAGAGGATTTGAACCACCTCTATCTTTTGTTTTCTCCACCCACATAGCCATGGCAGCGTTTACCTTGGCGGCTTCCACTTCGTAAATAGCGTAGGTTTCTACTTGATCTGTAGCTTGAAGAATCCTTGTTAAAATTGGGAACCCTCGAACCTTGCCAGCTGGAGGCGGAGATTCATAAACTAAGAAAGCTGTTTGTCTTTTACTCTTCTTACCCTTAGCTAAAATTCTAACGGCTTGATTTGTAAGTCCGCCAATACCGTCTTTCTTTATTACATGGTAAGCAATGTGTTCACCTTTTTTATTGGTTTCAACGCCATAAACAACCGTGTTGCCTTCAGCTTTTAATGATGCTGAATTGAACCCATTTGCCACGCAACGACCAGGAGTAATTTTTACTGCTGGAAGCTTTGTAACCGAATCAGTTTGCAGTTGAATTAAAACATCGCCTTCAACAAGTGATTCCATGTAAACAACTTTTTGCAAAGCTGAAAAATCATGTACCCTGCTCCAGTCGGCCGACTTATCACTGGCCCATAGGTCAAAATATTCTTCTACATTTTCTGACCATTCAACAGTTTGTTCATTGTTGAATTTTGTAATGATTTTTGATGGTTCGGCTTGTAGATTGATACCATCATTGATCACGTTTGTGGTTAAACGACCTAGAGCCATCCCAGCATATTTGTTTTCTGTAAATAGCTTTCTACTTATGGTTCTGAGTGAGTAATAATCAATACTGCCGATACCGTTTAAATCTGTCTTGTTACGTATGCCTCCGAAAGTGGTTTCTCCACCAAAAACACCCTGGGCAAATGGGGAATTGGCAAATCCACCCGTATAATCACGATGAAACGCAGTGTCCTCTTTGGTGGTTGTAACAACTTCTTCTTTAGCAAATTTTCTTTTAAGAAACTCTAACAAGATATACCCCTAGTAATCTGGCAACCACCTTCTTTGAGTATGGCTACGCTTAATTGGCTCTCATACATATTCAACATATCTTGAAGCTCTTTTAAATTTGCACGTTTGACGACCTGTTTGGTCATTCCAGTATCGAGGGTGTATTCCTGGCCCAACAAAACAGAATCAATAGCTGTTTCGATCTTGGTAATCTGCGCCTGTAATTCTGCAGCTGTACGCATACTTCCCCCAATATTTAATCAGATTATATGTAATTATACATAATTAAGGGTTGTTTCCGGAATCGATGAAGTCAAAAAATTCCTCAATTGAAAAAGGTGTTTCTTCAAACTCCCTATATTGGTCAAGTAAGAAATCAAAAGCGGCCATTGCGTAATAGCGACAATCCCAAGGCTCATTGAAAGCTGAGTTGCTTCTTCGTTGCCATGTGTGACCGACAACTTGACCGTTCGGAGTCGTCTTTTCTACTTTCGTTTCGTTTTCATACCCCTTAAAAAATTCATCAGGATAATCATTTGGATAATAACAATAACCCCAAGGTGGAAGAGCATTATCTTCTTTCTTCTTCAAATTAAGCCAGCCGTACAATTTATCTTTATACCAATCGGCGGCTAAGGTCACCAGGATCAAGGAATCTTCACCAGTTACCGGGTTTGCTTTATATGCATTCTTGCCGGTGAATTTAGAGCCACCCTTTACCGGGTAAACGCCGTTTCCGAATCTTGAACAGAATTTATAAACCCTATCCGTTATCCATCCACTATCAATAAATGCCATGAGAATATTCAACTCACCGTATTTTGCACTTAATAAGTCCTGTAACACATCCCAGCCAGGACTATCAAAAGAAGTGTTCTCAACCTCTAAGTGAATCCAGTCAATCGAATATGTAACCTGATTCCTGGCCCAGCCTACAATCTCTATATAGAAAGCATTTTTGTGAACGTCCACCGCCGCAGTCAATAGAACAACGTCATCTGGGACAGTACCCCTACTGTAATCGATACGGTTTTGGCGAATCTTACGGAAGTCGTTCTTATCACCCTGTTCTTCCCAGGATTGGGCTAAAACTGTGTTGACGAAAGTTTTCAATTTATTGATGTCTTTATTTGCGGCGAACCAGTCACGAACCGCCTTTTCCCATGAATACATGCCTACAGGGCTGTACATCGCGTTCAAATGGTAGCTCCGGAATGAAGGGTCTGTTGTCTTGGCGGTAGGAATCCACTTACCTTTGACTAGAAATAGCTCTTTATCGGAATTCTTCCACAACGACCCGCAGTGTGCACAAATGTATACAACTGAGGATTCAATAAGGTGTCCGTCGTCGTCCTTTTCCCATTTAAGGTTGTCGAATAGAAGTTCTTGGAACTCTCCACAATCCTTACACGGAACGTTGAACCTTCTTTGGTCACCACGCTTATACAGCTTCTCGATACGGCTGGTGTTCTTGATCAATGGAGTACTTCCGTACATGATTTTTCTCTGGTGCTCGAAGGCGTTGGTTCGTTTCTCAGCTAGACCAATTGGGTCACCCTCTTTACCGGCTGATTGTGGGAAAGCGTCGATTTCGTCGAACATTAGGTATTTAATGGAGGTTGAACGCAATCTGGCGGGGCTGTTGGCACCAACCGCGATTAAGAAGCCGCCAGTGAATTCTTTCTTGTTTTTGGTGTTACCTGTTTTCCGGTTATATGAATCGCCCTGTTTGTTTTGAGCAAAAATCTTGTCGGCGAGTCCGGCACCCTCGATCATTCGGTCCAGTCTCAATTCCATACCCTGTTCGGCCAATTGTTTGTCCGCGGTGACGAATAAAGAAGGGCCTGGGCAGTAATCGATAATGTAACCAATCATGTTTTCTAATACGCCAGTGGTCCACCCCACCTGGGCAGCTTTGATTAAGGCAACCTCTCGAATCGGGCTGTTTTCGGACATACAGTCCATTATTTCGACCATTGCCGGGTTATTGGTATTGTCCCAATATCCTGGGATTGAGCTTAGTTCAGGTGGAAGGTATCGTTTGGCCTCGGCCCATTCACTGACCTTATAGATAACCTTGGCTTCGGTTAATTTCCCAAGCTGGGCAAATATATAGTCTTGATCAAGTAGGTGTTGCGAAGTCATCACCCAACCTATCGACAATATCGCGTTTTACGTTTGCGATGATTTTTGAAATCTCTTTTACAAGAACCTCAACAGCCCGTTCTTTGGCGTCCAGGCTTCCCGTCTCTAATAATGCCGTAATCTTAGGGATTCTTCCTGTGGGCATCTCAAGTAACCGGGTAGAAAGCATTTCCAGGTATCCGAAACAAGCCTTACCGACATATTCACGGCTGACCAGTTCATTACGGCTTCCTTCTAGCTGCAATTTCTTAAGTTCCGTGTCAGCTATGATTTTTCGGGTTTTGACCAAATCAAGGAAATTTGGAATATTCTTATATTCTTCCAATATCTCTTTTACGGTTAAAGCTTCAAAACCTTTTAGCTTTGTATGTTGTTCCCTCTTCTTCTTCTTCAACCATGCCGCAACCACCTTGTCTTTGATGTTTACTTTGTTGGTTTCTTCCTCGTCTACGGCATGGTGCCATATATTGCCTTCACGACAATTAAAGGCGATAAGGGAATCCGCCACATCTCCCATTTTCGAGAGCTGAGCTTTCGTTACTAGTTCTACTGCCATTTACTTCTTCTCCCAAAAAGTATTTAAAAAGACAACGCCTAGTTTGAAGGAATCGAACCTTCTCGATCTCGGTCCGTATCGCACACCCATGCTGAAAAAAGGGAATCGAACCCACATACGGCAACTTTGCCAAAAACTCAGTCAATCCACCTCACCCTTGGTCCGTGGCCACAAAACAAGGGGTTAATGAAAAGAACTACACCTCTTAAGTGCTGCGTTGTCC